ATTGGTTCGATGAGTCCAGGGGTTGCGCGCGCTCGTAGTAGAGCACCTCGTAGGTGTACGCATCTGCCGGCGTGGGCGCAATTAGCCAGTGCGTGTAATCGTAGTCGCAATAAAACTTGGGCACATCCTCCTGTGTGGGATCAGGCCAGTACTCACGCAGGTACTCGTACTTGCGGAGCAGGACAGGGCTCTTGAGATCCTCTACGGTGACATTTATTGACACGGTCTTGCGCCAGCGGGCCGGTTTGTCAATCACAGGCTCTCCCTGCACGAGGGTGCTCTCAACCACGGTTAGGTTGCCAAGAAACTTGAGTTCAGCCGCGATAACCTGCTCCGCAAGCATGATGAACTGCGGGATCTTGTCAATTGTCGCCTGATCGGTCCGCTCGAGGTAGGTCTCGATATCATCAACCAGCGAATCATAGGTCATGACGGCTGCTACTGGCATCACCACACCTTTTTCTTGATTGATTCGGGCTGTGGAACAAACTGCTTCCCTGCGCGCGTCCCTTCGCGTTTTGCTCTCGAAGTGGAAGCGTACTCTGCCGCGGAGAGTTTTTTAATTTTTGCCTTTGGGAGGTACCGCTCCCCGGTGGCCTCTGGGCCCTGCGTGGAGGGCTTGCCTGACTTCGTTCCCCAGTCCTCTTTGCCCCACTTGGTGAGAGAATTAGAGGCCGACTTAGGCCCCTTGTAACCTCCCCCAGAGGCCTTGTACCTTTGGGTGGCAAGCTGGGCCTTTCTTGCAGACCACTGCCCGGGATTGCCGCCCTTGCCCGACGCCTTTACTGCGGCAACGATCCGTTTCCATTTTGCCGGGTCTGACTTGACGGCAGTGCTCATTTCATCAACGCCGCCTCAGCAACCCTTCTGCGCGTCAGCCCCGCCAGCACCCGCCCTGCCGCTTTGTTCCACTTGACGCACTCTTCCGCAGCCCCATCCCAATCTTGACTATCAACGCGTTTTTTGAACGTAGACACCCTGTAATTTCCTAGGCCACAGTTATAGACCCAGGAGGTTACAGCGGCAATGCGGCGCGGGAGCGCTGTTTGTATCGTCGGCGACATCTTGAGCAAGTTTTGCAGGAAGTAGTCAATGTGATGATCCAATGCTTGCTCGCACTGCTGGATCGACCAGATTGTTGACGGGTTGATGTCGGGCCCGGTTGCGCCCCAACCGATGGTCCACGGATGGCCCCTAGTGCCTGGGTCTGGGTAAGCCGCAACGCGGCCGTCAGGCAAGCGCTTGGCTAGTCCTTCAAAAGGCTTGATCAACACATCCTTGCAGAACGTTTTGGCCTCATTCATGATTTTTGGTATTTTTCTATGCTGCGCCCGATAAACCAAAATGTGAGCATCATATTAAGCATCGCAAAATCATCTTCATCGTAACTCTTCGTCAACACCTCAGCCCAGTGTGCATCCGTTTGAAATGCGATCGTCAAGCCCGCTACCTTAACAGCCACATACACGCCAAAAGCAATCCAAGTAAGGCCAGGACGGGTAATGGCAGTGATAAAAGAAGCGAGCTTACCTGCCTCTTTTGCTGTGGTGGCCTGCTCCTTAAATGCCTCCTTGATTGCGCCCACTTGCTGGATCGAATAGTCCACATACTTTTCCTCGACCCGGAACTCTCCGCGCATTTTCTCCAGGTCTGTCTGGAGTTGAAACATCTTGAGTTCGTGATTGCGCTCATTTTTTTTGTCCAAAAACTTTAGAATCTCTGGGGCAAGCCTAAACAGGCCACCAAAGATGCTGCCAAGCAAACCGCCGCCAAGTAACTCAAACATTATTTTTTCCTCATGCGCTCGCGTTCTGCATGCTGCCTTCAATCTTGATAAAGCTCAGAAAACGACGCCAGCTGTCCTAAGAGCCATGCTAGAGTTGCAACGACAATCGGGAGGAGCTCTTTTAGAACATCGGACCACTGCATCATTTGTCTGCTTTATTGTCAAGCTTGTCGAAAATTTTACTGAGCATTGATTTTATCTCGTCAATGTCCTTAACGTAGTCGTTTTTCAGAACATACGACTTTGGCAAATCTGCCTCGAGTTGGAACAGGTCTTTCTGAAGAGTTTGCTGCTGCTCCCAGAGCACACGCAACCACCACCCCGCTGCTGCACAGGCGCACCCAACAGCGACGTTAATCAGAGTTTGACCGTCCACCCTTACTCCTCTGCTGAAGGCTTTTCCTGCGCCTCTTTTTGGATTTGCGCAATTAAGTTGACGACTTGGACATACGGCTGCTGACCAAGGTATTGGAGTAGCGCGTTAACCAGTTGGGTTGAGAGTGTCACGGTTTCCATCAGGCGCTCCAAGGTAAGGGTAGTTGAACAACCGGAGGGTTGATCTGGTTGTCGATCAGTTGCTCGACTTGAATTTCGGATGCCTCTTGATTCACGCCATTGGAGTAGCACCAGCCAAGCACCTGCTGCTGCGTCAGATCGGGATAGGGCGTAAATGGATCGCTCGGCGCAGGAAATGAGCAGGTTCCGTAGATGGTGGCGGCGTAGGTGTCCTGTGTGCCGTTGAGTCGCCATCCTGCGGTGATGACGACATCAGTGTATTGGCCCTCGGTGGGCTTGCACTGCATCCATTCGATGATCCAGTTAAATGTAGCCATGACGTTTCCTTTCGTGGTTTAGGCTGCTTCTAAGGCAGCGATTCGGGCGGTAAGTGCGGTGATAAGGGCTTGCTGTTCTTGAATGGCTTTCAGCATGGCATATTGCATATCAGTTTGGTAAATGGCCTTGTAAGGTTCTTCGCCTTCGGGAGCTTTACCAAAACCAGATGCATCCACAAGTTCAGGGGCTACTGCCTCTACCTGCTGCGCCAACGCACCGAGGCTTGGAACATTATCGGTTTGGTCTTTATAAAAAAACGTGCCAACTTCAATTTGGCAGAGCTTGTCAAGCCATTGCTGCGAAGGAGTGAAGTCGCGCTTCAACCGAGCATCCGAAAGGTTGACATTGTTGGCGCTGAAATTTGCAATCCCACCGTTGGAGCGCACTGTCATGCGCGTAGTACCACCGCCAGCAATATCGTTGCAAGACAAAAATTCGTGCCCGGTATCATTAAATATGTTGCCAGCACTGATATTTACGCCTTGAATGCCGGCAAAGTTTTTGTTGTTTTGAACATAAATGCAAGGTTGACTGGCATCTGCGCTGCTGTTGAAAACATTACTTTTGGCGTTGGCTGTCGTCGTCCCCACCAGCAGGTCGCCGGAGGAGGTGAGGCGCATGCGTTCGGTTCCGCTTACGCCACTAGATGTCTCAAATGACAAATAGGATGGGACATTGCCGCCACTAACAGTTCCTGTGGCGTACATGAATATGCCGCCTACATAGTTCCATCCTCCGCTTGCGTTGTAACCTGAAGATTGCAAACTAAACAACTCATCACCAGATGCAACCACAGAAGGCGATGCCTCAGTTCCTCTGGCTCTCCATGTTTCTATGCGAGGAGCGTTATAACTTTGAATTGACGAATATGTGAATAGTTGCAAACCGCCTTGAGAGCCTTCTCTCAAGTTTCTAATGTTGCCGCCTTGCACATCCAACTTATAAGAGGGCGAACTCGTCCCAATGCCCAGGTTGCCGGAGGAGTCGAGGATTAACGAACTCGCCAGTGCGCTCCCGCTGAATTGCACAGCATCGGTTGATCCAGCGGTGCCTGCGCCCTTGACACGGAAAGTGCCGTCGGAGGAGAGGCGCATGCGTTCGGAGCCGACCGTGCTGAACACCAATACCTGCGACGACTGCGAAGCCGCTACGGTCGCCACGCCGCCGGAGTCAACACTAAGGTCTAGCCGCTTGCTGCCTCCGCTGCCGGTTTCCTCAATACGGATGCCTGGAGACACGGCTTGAACGTCAAGAGTTGCCGCAGGCACAATCGTCCCAATGCCCAGTTTGCCGGAGGAGTTGAGGGTCATTGATGGCGTTGAACTAATCGTAGAGCCACCAGCCGTGGTCGTTTGCGTGAATTCTAGCCCGCCGTCGACGTTGTATTGGTTTGCGATAACCCAGTTTTTTCGAATCGATGATGCGCCCTGAAGAATTAGACCTGCGCCGGCGTTCAAACCTGCAACGGTTGCGACACGAATAAATCCTGAGCTTCCCGTTCCACCATTTACATCAAGTCTGTAAGTCGGCGAACT